GATCAGTACATGCAACAAAATTTGATACGAAAAATTCAACAATTTCTTGATCTGTCTTTTGTCTTGATACTTTCTCGAACCAAAATCTATCTTTACGTTTGTAGAAAGATTGTACGGTAGCACGACTTTTACCACAGTATTTGTGATAATCATAACTGTCTTTAGTAAAGTGATTCTTTAAAGACAGATAACAACGATAAGCATCAACAGGCATCATTCAAAAAACTAATTTTGCGCGGGAAGTTTTCTTTAGAAAGTTAAGTTCCATTGCTTCATACTTAATCTTTTCCTTCAATGGTTTAGAAATAAGTTTAGGAACTGATTCTAAATCAATATTATTTTGCTCGCAGAAATGAACGATAGCATCAATATAGTTCATTTCTGGATTAATTTGCACAAGGTTTTCAATCTCTTGTGCGAACCTTGATGGACAAAAGAACTTACTTTCTAATGCTTTTTCTAATTCATTCTCCATCTGACCCAGTATTGTGATGTACAAATTCTTTAATATAACGAACTAATAGTTTAATATAATCCCCTTTGTTTCTTTTGTCAAATACTTGGACTTCTCCTCCAGGAGTAACCATCAGTGTAATAAGTTTTTTAACTACTTGTCCAGTGAGTTCATAATATGCAGCTGCATAAAAAGTTTCTTGCACGAAATAATTTTCAATCCACTTTTCTGGTTTAATTTTTTCAGAAGTCTTGAAGTCAATAACTGCAAGTTCTCCTTCATACTCTGCGATACAGTCTACTCTTCCCGCAAGTCCAAGATATTCTGAGTAAAGAGTTCTCTCGATTGCGTGAATATTATTTATCTTATCCAAATATGGCTTTGCATGAAAAAACATATGTTTTGTCAAGAGTTGATAATCATCCCAATTCAACTCCTTGTTTTCAAGATAGTCCTGACATACTTGGTGAAAATCCGTTCCCCTTGCTGTTGCCTTTTTTGTAATACGATTTGCTTCTTCAATACCTACACGCTTCCTCCAATCAACAAATACTTGTCGATTATAAAAAGAAGTGACAGATGTAATAGAAGGCACCCAGTCTCCATTAGGAAGATTATAGAGACGGATGCTTTCTGTTGTTTTGCAATCTAATTCAATATCACCCAAATAATTATGATGAATAAAACTCATACTCCGATTTCCATTTTTGCCAAGATGTATTCTTTCACCAATCCAGAGCGAACAATATCTTCTACTCCAAATTCAACAATATCAACTGAAGGCATGATACGAAGAACTTTCATGAAATCAACAATTCCATTCTTTTCATTCGTCTTAATAAGGTCAGATTGAGTGGCATCACCACAGAACATAATCTTACTATTCTCACCTACACGAGTAATTATACTATCAAGTTCGTGATAATTCAAGTTTTGAAATTCATCTACAATGATGATTGCATTGTCAAGGGTAGTTCCACGAATAAAAGAAGTACTCCAGAAACTAATAGTTCCTTGTGTTTTGAGATTACCGTAAAGCATTTCAAAATCTGTTTCTGATGGCATCTCAAACATATACTTTACCATATTCTTATATGGAATCTGATAAAGAGAGGATTTATCCTCATGATCGCCCGGAAGAAAACCAATCTCCCTAGTTGCCACAAGGGAACGTACAATATAAATTTTTTCGTAAGGGGTTCTCTCGTCAAGTACATCTCTTAAAGCATTATAAAGAGTGATAAAAGTCTTACCAGTACCAGCACATCCATAGGCTACAAGGTTTTGGTCTAGTTTGTAGCAACGGAAGAGTTCCTCTTGATTGTCAGTAAGAGGCTCAATCTTCCTCATTAAATCAGTGTTGATTGGCTTTTTCCTTTTCATTTGCTTATTACTCATTCCAAAAGGTACTGGAGACTTAGGGGAATTTCTTTTTGCGGGCATGTTTAGTTCAGATTGGTTTTACTTTTGATCCAGGTGCTTTTGATGCTTTGTGAAGAACATCATTCCATCCGGGATGAGATTTTTTAAGTCGATCATAGACTTCTCCAATCTCACCAGAAGACGGACAAGTGCTTGGATCAGACCAATCCCTATCCCAATCAGGATTTTCTACTTTCCATTTATCCCAATCGTGAACACTGAGAACAACTTCTTTTTGTTCTCCTGTGACTTTGTTAATAACAGGGTAAGTTGCCAATATTAGACCTCCATTTTATATGCAGATATTTATTCAATAATAACAGATGGTGGATCAACACAATCAGAACACCCTTCACGAACCCAACCAAGCGCTTCAGATACTGCAGGGAACTGACAGGTAAAGATACACTTTACTGCATTTGCAATATCCATGTGTTCTTTCTGTGTGCCATGCCCTGAACGCAAATCAATATAATGTATCCAAGACCTTACTGAGCCAGTCATATAGAGGCGTGTAGGGGTCGCTAGTGGCAATACAAACCTAGCACATTCTTTTGCAATTCCAGCATCAAGCATATCCTGATAGAGTTTCATTGCTTCACCAAAATGATGTTGCATTAGTATTTGATACTTTTGAATGGTGAAAGGGTCAACATCATCAATACTGTTCTGACGATTCTTTGTATCCTGACGACGAAGTTCTGGAAGAGGAATGGTATTACCTAGGAGGGAACTATCAGCATACCTTTGTGAAAATTCTTGATATGTAAATGACCTATGACGAAGAATTTGTGCTGCAATACCTCTTGTGGTATTAATCTCTACAGTCATTGAAGCCTGTTCAAAGATACTCCAATGCTGATGTTGAATACAATACTTCAACAAACCAGAGAACTTTTCATTCTCTTGGTTAGCAGGATTACTTACACGAGCACAGTAAGCCATATGCTTCTCTGCATCTGGTGTAACACTAATCAATTTGACTTGATTATCTTGCATAGTCTTCTTCATCTCCGTCATAAAATACTTCGTCGTAATCAGTTAAGTAGGTTTTAATTTCTTCGTAATATGGGTCTTTAATATCAGTGTCAGAATTAATTTCTTCTTTAAGACATTCTACCAAAGACTCAAGATTTCTTACAATCAACTTAAGCTTTTCTCTATTCATTCATATGAACGCTGACAAAGCTAATTATAGACAAAAAAAAGGGAGGTGTCAATCCTCCCTGTCGTATTTAAAAACTTTTTCAAACCATTGCACTAGATGAATGCGATAACAAGACCAATAGCGACATCCTCGATATGTTAGAAGATAACAAGCAGGACCTCTACTGTCCTTGTCCGCATCATCATAGTGGTAATGGTAATTATCCATTACTTGTTTAGCAATAGAACTTCAAAATAAATTAGATAAATGAATGCTGTTGATGCACCTGCAATAGCTGCAATGGTAGCAATCACTTTCCTGCTCCTGCGTTTGCAAGCAGTGCCTGGTGACGACGTTGCTCTTTTTGCTTTTGCTCTTTAATGAGTTGAAGTACGTTGAGTTTTTGCATCACTTATGTCCCTCCTTTACGAACTTAACACCACGATAGGTTTCGTTGTACTGTTGGGGTTGCTGCATCATTTGCTGTTGATACTCCAGACGCTTCTGGGTATCATATTCGATGCCACGGTATACTACTTTAGCCATTAGGATTTTCCTCCAGAATGAGATTTTTAGGCCCCGTTCCTTCGGGCGGTTTGCGTTCGCTATTTGCGAATAGCGAATGAACGTACCGTTCCGCCGTCCTACTTGCGTCGGATTTCTCCGATGAACGTAAGGTCATAATAGACCCGTTGAACTATGTAGTCAAGTAGGTTTGTAAAATGTTATACCAATTTTATTATTTCTTAATCTTGGTTCTTTCTATTATATTGATGCCACTTGCACCAACCATCGGGTGAGATCTTACCACTCACTGCAGTGCAAGCGTTCGGTGGTCTCCACATATTGCAGTTAGAGCACTTCTCATTTCCCTTTGGTTCATTAATATAACCAGCAGTTCTTTTTGAAGATTTCTCTTCTTCAGATAAGAATTCTTGAAAGGATTTCATTCCTCTATCTCCCAACACTTTTCAAATCTATGTCTCATCTCATTTAACTTCATTTCTTCCCAATAAGTTAAAAGATGGTGATTAATTTCTGTTTCTTCTTCTGTAAACTTTAAACGATATTTGTTTTTAATATTAACCACTTTAAGCATGTCATCCATAAAAGTTGTTGGCATATCCAAAAACTCTTCGTATGTCATCAGTCTCTTTGTCTCCAGTCGTCTGGTTTATCTCCACCAAAGAAATCAATAATATCATCCACGCCATTGAAACGAGTTCTATGATTGGTTGGATCAGGATCCCCCAGGTCCAAAGCATTCATAAATCCATCAAGACTGTCTTCTGTCATATCTGGATTTGCAGCACGGCGTCTAGCTTGCCTCAAAATGGTTGCAGCAGAACGATTTGACTTAGCAAGTTTTTCAGCCCAAATCATCTCACTTAACTCTACTGATTCGCCTTTTACAATACATTCGCAAATTGCTTCAAGGCGTAAACGATACTGAGTAGAGAGCATGTTTAATCTCCGTATAGGTTTATTTATTAATATGGGAGTGATTTTAATCCATCCAAAACACCCTGAAACCTTTCAGCACGACTTTTATGGTGCTCTACATTTTCTTCAAGGACACTTACGATATCATCTAGAACAACATCTAAAGAAGCATCAGTGTCAAAATATTTTTGGATTGCTTCGGCAAGATATCTGCGCCTACTCCATTCCATACTATAGGGTTTGTAGTCCATGATAAATTGTATATTTGGATTGATTCTACACCTTCTTTACTAATCTGTCAACGCTCTATGTAACTAAGCGTGTGATTAGATGCAGATAGTTGGTGAATGATAATGTCGCATCCAATCTTGGGATTGCAATCACCACAGGTATATACATCCACCGCTGCCTTACCTTCCTCAGGCCAAGTATGAATACTAATATGACTTTCCGATAACAAACAAATTACAGTAACACCCTGTGGTTCAAACTTCTTCGAGATAGTCTGAATCACAGTAGCACCACTTGCAACTGCTGCGTTTTCTAATAAGTCTATAAGACAACGCTCGTCGTCCAAAAGGACAAACGAGCATCCATATAAGTTAAGAAGATAATGCTTTCCCATTTATCGTGGATTATCCTCCACTTCCTTTAGCAAATCACTAATATAAGTTTCTGTTCCATCCATAGTTTTAACTTCAAAAATTGAAGACCTTTGATATTTTTTAATTTTTTTGTATTGTTTTAGAAGTTTTTTTACTTCATCTTTGTAAATAGATACTTCTATTTTTTCTTCACTAAAACCTTCACTCATCTTTTTTTCTTTTTCTCAGGTTGTTTATATCCCCAAAGTTTGGGACTCACTCTACCATATCCAAAATCAATTTTTTGAACTGCACCAGGACCATACTTATCATAATACATATCAAACAG